CGAACCAACCATCTTGGTATTTGGTCCATTCTTAACCAAATTGTAAATGGCTGCAGTTCCAAGAGCGTAATCGTAATACCACAAATTAGAAATGTAGCCAGAAAACCCTCCATTCAATGCAATATTAACGTCTCCATAATTTTGCTTAGGAACTCCGCTTAATTCCATGCTTTTTGTGATAGTTCCATTAATGTAAACGTCTAATGTTGTGTTCTTGCATCTAATTATAACATTAATCCACTTGTTTAAAGGAATGTCCCTGATTATAACTTCCTCATTGATGTCATTGTAAGTGTTCATAATAACTTTGAATGCATTTGTGTTGGGCAAAATATATAAACCAGGCGCATTATTTGGGAAATTTAATCCTGTGTCAGGAACAATATTTGCGTTACCCTTGCTAAAAACGTGACGATATTTAGAGGATGGCGTATCATCAATAAACGTCCAGACAGACCAAGTAAATTCAATTCCAGCCGGTCCATTTACAGAACGATTAATTGGTTTGGCATTAGACGCAGATGGGTCCTGTGGAACAATTATTGTTTGTCTGGCATCAACCATGCCATTTATTATTCTAGGAGAACTATTGGGACCAAAAAACCACGCTAGAATTGATATTGAAAATTGAAGAACAACAATGAATACTAAAATAACTAATAATAGAAATGAAATTCTGGCGACTAAACTGCTTGAATTCATAAAATCTTTTATTCCACTTCCTCTGCCAGTACTTTGTGTCATAAAACTACCACTGTCCATATATATATATTATATATAAGAAAAACACAATTAAATTGTAAAACTGCCGGTTTCAGTTCCATTGTCAGTAAAAGCCACCTTAACTTGGTATTTTCCAAAAATATTAGACAACCAACTTGCGCCGTATCCTTTTTGGTAAATATTCCAGGCAGTTTGAGGGTCTGTTGAGTTAGGGTAATATTGGAATTTGGCAGTCCAACCAGAAAAGCCACCAGCGGGTGTCACGTAAACATCCGCATTTGCGTTAATTTTAGCAACGCCTGGTAATACGCAGGTTTTTACTAATTTGCCGTCAAGATACACATCAAGGGTTCTTCCATATACGCTGACAAGCAAATTAACCCATTTTTGAATAGGAACGTTGCTAATGTTGCAAGTGTGAACAACGGAACCATCCGAAGTGGTTGAATCGTCGCTTGTTGTTGGAGTTGTGCCAGGGAAGCATGTTAATAGAATGGACAAGTTGTTCTCAATTGCGCCTAAAATAGCCGCGGGACATGGTTGACTGTTCTTAACACTTTCAATTGTAATATTTTGGCTGTCTGTCACAGTTCCAACGCGACCATACAAGATTTTTGCATCACTGTATTTATAGTTCCAATCATTAATGTAAAACCAGATAGAATAAGTAAAATTGCTAGAATTTGCAACTGTTCCTGTTGCTAAACTACTTGCAGTAATTTTTTGCATAGATGTTCCAGAGTTAAGGCTTGTAAGAGTATTGACATCTGCAAATACATAGCGAACAACAATGTATAACAACACGATAATTATGACTACGAGAAGAATATTCTTAATCTCCATTGATATATAATATACTAATAGAATTTTTCTTAAAATGCGTAAACATTTATTGCGGCTGTAATAAATGTTTTAATGCCACGATTTATAATCCATTATAATTATCGTTGTTTGCTGTGGCAAACCATTTAAATGACAAGTAATTCATATAAGGATTGTTTGGGTCTGCTTTTACAGGTTGATTGGGATTTGCTTCATCGCTTGGTGGTTCCGATTTTACATCAATTGTAATTGGGATTGTAACAACAGGTGGATTTGCCTTTATGCCTGCACCTGCCAACACGTCTTTAACAATTGATTCTTTAGCAGGATTTGCAACAGGAGGATTTTTGTCTTTTACTGTGTTATATAGATAGTATATTTGAGACGCATTAACATTTGAGTTAAAATAAGTGACATTACATATTCCGCCATTTATGCCTTTGTTTGCACCAATAGTGAGTGTGTCTTTGGACATTTGCGGGACGGCTTCATTCACAGATTTTACTAACTTGCCATTGTAAAAAATGTCTATTGTTCCGCCATTATAGTTAATAATAATATTGTTCCATTTTTGTAATAAGACTTTTTCCAATTTATAAATAATTATATTACCAGCAGCGTCTAGCTCTTGAGGATTTTTAAGACGACTAACGCTACCAACAGCAGGTTCACCCGTATTCAACATTGTAATCATAAGAGTATTCTCGCTCGCATTGTAAAGAACATTTGGTTTATCGCCGTAGTTTAACAATGAAGTATATTTATCTAATGACGAACTTACATTTGGACTAACCGCATCTATATAAACCCAAAAGGAAATTGCATAATTATAGTCGTATAGATTTTCATTGGAATCTGTTCCATTTAAATTGTCGTATGTGCCAATTGTGTTCTCTGAATTTGTGTATACAGGATTATTCACCAAGATGGTTCCGCCTTGTTTTGCGACATTTGTCTTTATCTGTTGTCCAAGGAAAAAATAAATTACGTATAATAAAATTATGAAAACAAGCAGACCGTAATATGAAGCTGGAGTGTTTTTAGCAGATTCTATTGTTGATGATAAACCTGCCCACAATCCGCTCAATCCAGTCTTTCCTGCATTGGCTCCAGCGCTTGCTCCTATTCCCAAAAAGCTCATAATAGTGTCAAGCAAACCAACTAAAATGCAAGGAATGTATAAAAGTGTGTTGACTATTAGTCTAAAAAATGGACTCTTCTTATAATAAGTTCCGCCAGTAATGAGCTTAAAAACTAATCCTAAAATTGCAACCACAATTAACGCATTTAGAATAAAAGAAACAATGCCAGATTTGCTTGAAAGGCCTTCAACGCCCATAACAAGCCATCCGATAAGTAAACCTGAAAAAATGAGACCAAATAAAAGCATGAACACTTGGCGTGAAATATTTGTGATATTTGATAAGCTCATATTAATGTCTCCATCACTGTCGCGGAAAGATATTTTTGAAAAGGATTGAATTCCAAAAAAGAGGATCCATGCAATAAAAATAACTATAAGTAAGATTACAATGAGAGAAACCTTGTTTGTCTTGTCACTTCCAGCAAGACCAGTTCCATTTGTGAATCCTCCTGGAAAAGCAAGAATTCCAGAAACAATGACTATTAAAAAAATAAGAAGTGCTATTCCGCTAAAAAGACTCATTTTGGTTAAACCTTTGAAAAATCCTCCAGGTGATGGGTTTCCTGCGGTGCCTTGTTTAATAGATGGCAATGTCATTAACGTTAACAAATAGAGAAACCCAAAAATGGCTAGTAAGATTGTAATAATGAGAGAAGGACCAAAATATGTTTTTAAATAACCTCCCGGATCTACTGTGTAGAATAATAGGATAAATACAAGTAAACAAAAGTAAACTAGTGCGTATTTAATTCGCTCGTAACTCAAATCTAAACCATATAACGTTCCTTTTTCCATTGCTAAATAAAATAGATAAATGCCAATTAACATGGTTATCGGGAAAAATAGAAACGCGTATGCATCTGTAATACCTTTAGGAACTGTTTGATATAATATAATAAGGCCAATAATATATCCCGCGAGAAGTAAAACGAACTTTAATTTGCCTAAAAAAATCAAGAAGTCTTTATAATGCGGTATTGTTAAAAAAATAATTAACACTATTGCGGACATAAATGCAATTATTGTTATGGCTGTATTATTTTGTTCTTTTGTTAATGGTGGCGCTCCAGGCAAACTAGTATTTTTTGAATATATTAAATCAATAGTAATGCCCATAAGTATTAACATAACAGCAAAAAACGTTCCATATATGAGAGGCGTTTTTAATTTTGTATAATCAAAGTTCTTTATAGAGTCTATTGGTGTCGCATTATTTATTATAGGAATTGCTGTAGCTTTTGGGATACTCATAATATAATATAATAATATAATTACATTATATTTTTTCTTTCTTTATTTGCTTCGCTTAAAGGTTGATTTACATATTTTCCATAGCAGTTTTTTTACCATGACAGTCCCTACACAATGCGACCAAGTTACTAACTTCATTGGTTCCTCCATATTCCAGACGTTTAATGTGGTCTACTTCAAACCATGCATTTAATTGCTGTTTACAATCTCCACACTTCCAACCTTGATTAGATGCTACATATTTCTTTTTTGTTTCACTTACTGAACGTTTTGTGCTTTTTCCACCAGATTGCAAGATGCGTTTCTCTGCATTTATTGAGCTCATACTTGCACCCATATTGTTATCAGTGTTTAAATCACCCATAAAACTTGAGTTGCTAGATGTTGAGGTAAAGTCTATCAATGGGCTAAGCATGTCCATGG